ACCACCGTTAAGTCTGGACAAGGCTTCAACGAGAAGGCTCGTGGCAAAACATTCAGCGACAAACGATATTTATTCACGAAGAGAACGGCTGCTTTTGATGCCAAATCAAGACTGCAACTTCCTGAAAAAATAGACTTTACTTGGTCTGCATTTACTGAGGCCTGTAAGTCAACCATTAAATCAAATGAATCTATAAACAAAGGAGGACAAAATGTCTGAAGATTTTCATATAGACCTTACTGAGGTCGAGGATACTGGCGGCAGTTTTGAACCCATACCGGAAGGCACTTACGAGCTAATGGCCGAGGATTGGGAGCAAAAGATTTCAAAAGCTGGAAACAAATATCTCAAAGTCACATACCGAGTGCAAGGTGAAAACTACGCAAACCGTGTGGTTTGGGAGAACTTTACCATCTCTGGTTCGAACCCAACGGTTGGTATCAGTCGTTTAAAGCAATGGATGGTTGCCACAGGCAGTGATGCCACTGAGCTTAACCAAGATGCTGTAAACAATCTAATGATGGAAACGTTTATGGCTAAGATTGGCATTGAAAAAAGTGCCGAGTGGGGAGACTCAAACAAGATCGTTGCTTTTCTCAGACCCAAAATGACTGAGGCAATGCCAGCAAAAGAAAAAACTGCGGAGAAAACCGAGCAATCGGTACCAACCGCAACAGGTAATGCAATCGAAGATTGGGATTAATTTTTGCATAGATCACCTCCGATCACGAGTTTATATGGCCTCTCGTTTATCAAAAGGCCACATCTATCTAGGAAACCAAAATGAAAGAATCTAAAGGAACGTACGATGTATTTACAGTGTTTGAAGACATAATGGCTTCTGACCTGGACGAATACCAAGTAAAACAATTGGTTATGTTATTAATTGCCAACACATTAACTTATGAAACAGCAAGAAAAACAGCTGAAGTTGTTATTGAGAGAACCAACGAAGAAGATTGGAAAAGAGAACCTTGGTGAAAGACGACGACGAGTTAAGCCAGTCGGTTAAAGACGGCATCAAAGCCGGAGAAGCCATGATCAATGACTTTTACAATTTAATCGAAGAATGGAAAGAGCGTGGCATATCAGAAGAAAACATTGCTAGAGTTTTAGTGTTCATACATCCTGATGTCATATTATCTACTGCACCGAATCCAGAAAGTGCATATAATTTATTGAATATGTCACTGAAAAAAATTAACGATGCGCTCAACAAAGATGAGACTCCAGACGACGAAGAGACCATACACTGATGCAATTAAGATACTACCAAGAAGAGGCGCTTGGATCTTTATTAAAATACTTTCAAACCAAGCCCATAGACCATAACCCATTGCTCGTTTTACCAACGGCAGCAGGGAAGACCATTGTGTTTTCACACTTGATTAAAGAGTTAAGCTCTAGCAATAAACGGTTCTTGATCTTGGCACATCGACAAGAGTTGGTTTCACAGGCCAAGGACAAACTATTAAAGGTGTGGCCTAGCGCACCTGTCGGTGTCTTAGCAGCCTCACTAAAAAGCTATGACACCGACGCACAGATCCTGGTGGCGTCTAGAGACACACTGGCATCGCAAAAGCGTTTGGATGCGGTTCCAGGCGTTGATTACATTATTATTGACGAGGCTCACCATATTGCACCAGGCGCCAGTACAAGATACAGAAAGATACTGGATGCAATGCGAGAGAAAAAGCCATGTCGGATTATTGGCGTAACAGCTACGCCATATAGAATGGGCCAAGGTTATATCTATGGAGACAAGCTCGATCATTTTTTTAAAGAGGTTGCTTATCAGGTTTCTATACCTCAATTGGTTCAAGACGGATACCTTTCTCGCTTGTCTGCATTTGCCGTTGACAACAAGGCAGTGATTGATGCGAGTGGGGTACGATTAAAGTTTAAGGGCGGTGATTACAGAGAGGGCGATTTAGAAGCATTGGCGATTAACGAGCCTTTGATGTTAGAAATATTCAACGACTGGATGGATAAAGCTTATCTGAAAGGTCGAACCGCAACGGTATTCTTTTGTGTGTCAGTTCTCCATGCTGAAAAAATGTGTTTGTTCTTAAAAGAACAAGGCATTAAAGCGGAGGTCGTCACTGGCACTACACCCACAAAAGAAAGGGAGCGCATCCTAAACAATTTTGAAAGCGGAAGAATACATGCCCTATGTAATGTAGGCGTGTTGACTGAAGGATGGGATGCGCCCCGCACAGATTGTTTGGCTTTGCTAAGACCGACTCAAAGTCTTGGTCTTTATGTTCAGATGTGTGGACGAGGGATGCGTCAATACCCTGGGAAAGACAATTGTTTGATGTTGGACTATGGTGAGAATATGCAGCGCCACGGTTGTTTGGATGAAGCCATACCCGAAGACGAGGGTGCTCACGCCAAAGTTAAAATATGCGAGAGCTGTTTTGCTGTTAACCCAAGAGCGTTTAAAGAATGTAGAGAATGCGGTGAAGCGTTTCCAAAACCTCAGTCTTTTCACTTTCAACCAGAAAGAAAACCACCTGGCCTAGCCAAGAGCGGTTCTTCTAGCGAAGGCTATGTGTTGTCGGACGAGAAGAAAAACAAAAAAGAAAACATATTTAATGTAAGCAGAGTGTCAGCTCACTCGGTTACTTCCAAAGGCGGCAACTTTTATTGCAAGGTGGTGTTTGAATGCGAGGATATGTTTAATCAATATCAACTGCCTTTTATGTTTGGCCACCCCAAGGCAGATCAGTTTGCTAAATCTAGGTGGAAGAAAATCACTATGGATTTGTTTCCACCGAAGACCGTTAACGAAGCCGTTGAGTTAATTAATAAGAAAGGCGCTTTCAGTCACATCGACGGCATCCTTACCAAAAAGGAAGGGAAGTACGAGAACATTAAAGTAATTTATGCAGGAGAAAGGAGAATAACATTATGATATTTGTAACTGAAATTGGCCCTTATAAACTTACCAATTCTGATATTTGGTTTATAAAAACCAGCAAGCCTAAACATACGAGTTTAGATTCTTGGATAAAAATTATGGCGCCAGAGATTGCAAAATCACGGATAAAACAATCACTTGAGAGGAACGGATGAACATAGTAGAAGAGTTTGATAAAGCGGAACAGGCAGGACAAAAACACCGTATGCACATGGGCATGAGCATCATTGGGGACAACCCCAGGAAGCTGTGGCTTATGTTTAGATGGTCGTTCCCGCTGATTGACAATGGCAGAATACTGCGTCTGTTTGATCTGGGCAATCGCATTGAAGACCAGGTTGTGGATGCATTAAAGAAAAGCGAAATTAAAGTATCGGCGTTGGATAAGAATGGCAAACAATACCGATGTTCCTACTTAGCTGGGCATTTGGGAGGTTCCACAGACGGCGTTGTTAAGAATGTTGACCCAGAGAAACCAGAAGAAGTGATGCTTCTGGAAGTCAAATCTGCCAACAACAGTCGGTTCAATGAACTGCAACAAGGAGAAAGCTACGAACAATGGTCTTTTAACTATGCTACACAAATTCAGTGTTATATGGCGTCATTTAACTTGGAACGTGCTTTGGTGGTAGTGTACAACAAAAACGATTCATCGCTTTACACGGAGATTGTGGAAGCCAGAGAGGGGGTTTTGGAAGACATGATAAATAAAGCCCGTAAAATTATCACGGCAACGGAACCGCCAGAGTCTCCATATTCACCCACCGATTATCGAATTAAGAAGTTTATGTCGCCAAAAGAACAGGCTATATATAACCTGGAGCGACTGCCCGATGATGTGAACTGTAGAAACTGCAAGTTCAGTGAGCCAGTCATGGAAGGTGACGGCGGTTGGCGGTGCAACAAAAAGAATAAGATATTGGACGAGGAAGCACAACGAAACCATTGCGATGACCACATTTGGTTGCCGGCTCTGGTTAACCTTCCGATTGAAAGCGAAGGCAAAGACGATGTGACTTACATAAAAGGCAAAAGATCCATTACCAATGCACCTAAATCAAAAGCTGCTATGAACAGCTTTACCAGTGCCGAGATGCGAGAGCTTTCAAAGGTAGATTACGATTCTGATGTAATGAAAAAACTGTTAAGATTCAGAGAAGAGTTTGGAGTAGACACACGATTAGAGGAACTGACAGAGAATGTCTGACGATCCAGTCAATCATCCACCACACTACACCCAGGGGGGAATAGAAGCGCTCGATGCCATTGCATCGGCTCTGAGTGCTTCTGAGTTTGTCGGCTACCTCAAGGGGCAAATCTTTAAATACATTTGGCGTGCCCCACATAAGGGCAAGACACTTGAGGATTATAAGAAAGCCAAGTTCTACTTAGACATGTTGATTTCCAGAGAAGAAGCAAAAAACTCTAAAGATGTTCCACATGGAACATAATGTTCCACGTGGAACGTTCGGTTATTAAATGGTTATGCCATCAAGCCCAATATAAATTCATCTTCAGGGTTGGCCCAAATCCATTGATCCATAAGGTCGTTTTCTAGAAGGTATTTTAGGTGTTGAGTTGCCTCTTTCTTTTTGAACCACCACTTAGCCTGTGGCTTGCCACCATATTCATCACAAAGGTATAAATTTCCTTTAGCTATATGATACGTTCTGTCGCTACCAACCAATTCTTTTTCAAGCCTGTAATCTTCCCAGTGATACACATCAACTTTATATGTGCCTCCTATTGGCTCTCTCTCCTTAAATCTGCCTTTGGCTGATCCAAGACATAAACGGGGTCTTTCGATAACTTCTTTCTTAGACCATTTGATTTCTATTTCTTTTTTCATTGTTATCTCCAAATTAATTTAAATGAGATTGGATTCTACAATGATTTTCTACTTTGTGTCAACTAAATCAGGAATCACAAAGAACCGAGGATTCTTCACGATCTCAATAGTGACATCCGGGTACAGTGCTTCGACCAGTTTCTTCTTTAGTTTAAACACAGCCGTTTCCACGCCCTTCACATCTTCCACCACCTCTTTCCCGTTTCTTAGTTTGTAACGAAAGTCTGAGATGTAAGTGCATATCTTTTTGCCGTTGACTTCACACGGAAACTTGGGTTGTAACTCCAGGTCTTTGACTTCTCCGGCCTTCTCCATCAGTCTGAGCTGTTTGTATCTAGCGGCTTCTAGTTTGCTGTCAAATTTATGGCCATCGTATTCAACACGAATCGCACCGTACTTGCTTCTCCCTCTGCGTCTTCGCATTAATTAATGCCCAATAGTTTTTCAAGTTCTTTCTGTCGCAACAGAACTGCCGCTGAACCTTCTGGATCTCTTCGGGCTTTGTCTCTGGCCGTTAATCTTTTGCCTGGAACCACTGGTGGCGTAAAGGTAGGCGCACCAACATTTGGCAACGTCGGTCTGATTTCTTCTATAAACGATTGTCTGAGTTCTTCTTCTGGGAATTTTGCCCCTTCTTTTTGCAGTTCTCTTTCAATTTGATAAGCAGACGGATAATAAGGAACAAATGTATGGTTCATAATTGCTTCAGGCTTAGATATTTTCTTCTCTTTAAGCACTTCATAAATTTCATTTTCACTTGCGCCCAATGCTTTGGCATCCTCAATGGCCATAGATAAGTCTTTGACAGCTTCAAACCTAGCTTCGTTTGTTTTCATTAAAGCCTTAACATGTTCTTCTGGATTTAATATATTTGGATTGCTTACCGCAGCCGTGTAATAAGACACTGCTTCTCTCATTTGTTCTTTGGCATCAAGCGCCCTAAACCCCAAGGTTCTTTCAATGGTAGGTTTAATGGTTTTTAATCCTGTAAAAGATTCAGCTATTTGCCCGTAAGTATTTGGTCTAATTCCTTTTGAGTTTAAAGGCGCATCTGCAAGACCAAGCGAATTTAATGTTGCTCTAGGTAGGTCTTTCCAAAACAAAGGACCCATGTCTCCAGGCCTTCCAGGTTTTATTGTTGCTGGTAAAATTGGAGGCGCAGCAGAATTAACAACGTGAGCAAGTATTTTTTGAGAAACCAAACCAGCGTCATCGGTTGAGTTCCATATTCGTTGAGCAGAGCCAGAAGCATAAGTTGTGTTTCTTGCTAAATCTAAACCAATATTGGTTGCAATCGAAGCGCCAACAAAAGGTTCTAAGTATTCTATGATTGCCCCAGGATTGTCTCTTGTTCCCACAATGCCTTGCATTAATATTTCATTTAATTTATCGCCCCTAGTCTCTCCGTTTTGCACTGCATTAAAAACAGCATTTATAGGACCTCTTAAATACTCATAAGGGTTGGTATAAGAATAGTTGAAAAACTCTACGATATTGCCATCTTTGTCGGTTCGCATTGGAACAAGATCAGCATTCTTTTCCCAAGGTGCTGCAAAACTTCTTTTATAGGCCTGTACTTGCTCATCGTCAGCACCCGTCATGTACTTACCAAATTCGTAAGTTGCTTTTGGAATGCCATACATAACAGCCATGTTGCCCATCAATCGACGCATGCCAATCTCAGCCAACTCTGGGACACCACTTGCAATTTCATCAATCGCTCTAGACGTAGATGCAACTGAAGTTCTTATGGTTTCAGCTGGAAACGCAATAAAGTTACCGAAAGGCGTTCTTCTTAACGACTGGATAAACTCTGGTACTTTTGAATAGTTAGGCACAGTGTTTCTTACAATGCCTGCACCCATTTCTTCAATCACTTCATTTTTTAATTTGGGACTTAGGTTGTTCCATTTCCCTCCAGCTTTCTCAACTTCTCTAAAAACTTTTGGACTAAGATCTCTGTAGTAACTAGAGGGCATAACAAAATCAGCATTCTTAGCAACAGCATTGTCAAAGCCCCTTAACAATCTTCCTTTTTCCATTTCCCAACTGGCTATCTTCCACAAATCATCCGAACCCACATAGAGCCTGGTAAAGAGATCGTTTTTTTGTGCTTTATAAGCTCTGCTAAATATACCTTT